CCCGTCGAGCTGGACGCTCTGCGGGTACCGCGGCGAGATCCAGACCTGGGCTTCGATGATGTTCGCGGCGTTGGAGGCGCCCGTGTTGCCGCGGATGCAGTCGAAGTTGTTGGCCACGTCCAGGACCGACGGGTCGATCTGGAAGATGACCAGCTTCTGCTTCACCGCCACGGACGTCTGGAAGTTGACGGCGTCCGTCTGCCGCGTCGGCGGGGACGCGGTGCCGTAGTCCTGGTTCGCCCAGATCGGCACGGCGGGGATCGCCTTGTTGCCCGTGCCGGCGACGGCCGTGCACTGCTCGGGCGTGAGGGTGACCTGGGCGGCGTTGCCCTGATCGATGTGGTAGACGATCCAGGCCATGAGGGCGTTCTTGAGCGAGACGGCCTCACCGTTCCGCCCGGCCGCATCGGCGGCGGGCTTCAGGCTCTGGACCAGGACGACTTCTTCGGGAAGGCAGCGGATCATCGAATCCTCCTATGAAGCTCGCGCTTCCGTTACGCCCGGACCGCCAGGGTGACGATCGACGACATCTTGAAAGCCGCGTCGCCCTTGTACGGCGTGATCGGCGCGGCCGCGATGGGCTGGCCGTTGGCTCGGAGCGTCCAGCGGAGCGCCTGCTCGTCGGTCAGGAACTTGACGTGGATGGAAGCGGCGGTCTTGATCGGCCCCTTGTCGATCATCATGTAGCGGGTGGGGTCGACGAAGGCGACGTCGCCCTCGGTTCCGAGCGCCGAGGCCTGCTCGATGGGCGTGATCGGGCGGCCGAGGAGCGTGCCGAACGGGGCCACGGAGAGGCCGCCGGCGGGCACGAACATGGGGACGCCGCCGGTGCCGATGGCGTGGGACAGCTTGAAGAGCTGGGGCCACACCTCCTGGTTGATGAAGAACTCGGCGTTGCTGAGCGAGCCCGCCGGCATCGCCGCGTACATCTTCTCGATGTTCTCGGCCTGGACGGTCTTGGCGGGCTGACCCACCTCCTTCGCGATCGTGACCCGCGCGGGCGAGTTGATCATGCCGACGAACTGCCCCGCGCCGTTGCCGGCGAAGATGTTGTCGTCGAGCTTGAAGGCGAACTCCTGGGGGAACCACTCGTTGACGAACCCCTCGAGGGCGGTCACGTCCTCCATCAGCTCGTCGGTCAGGAACATGAGACCGATGAACTTCAGGAGCAGCAGCTCGAAGAGCCGGAACTTCGGCCTGGTCCCCTTGGTCGAGAAGTCCTGGGCCTCGGCCTGGGTGAAGACCTGGAGCCCGCCGAAGCGGGATCCGTTGGCCCGGTTCGTCTCGTCGAGGAAGGAGGCCTTGAAGCCGTTGGACCCGACGCCGATCGGCTGCTTCCGGACCTTCCCGACCAGGATCCCCGTCTCGTACACCTGGCTCTGGAGGACCCCACCGTTGTCCTGGCCAACCAGGTAGCCGCCGTCGCTGTCCACGCTCTCCGCGGCGCCGGATGCCATGTAGATCCGGTCGTCGTGAAAACGCGGGTTCTTGCCGGCCTGGACCACGAGGCCCAGGTGCTCTCCCAGGGAGAGGGGCTTCTTGGCCGCGGCGGCCGCCTGCGCCGCCGGCTCGGGCACGGGGCCAGCACCGGGAACCGGGGGCTCGTTGCCCTCGGCCGGGAGCTCGGAGCCGTACTGCCGCTCGCGGGCCAGGACCCGGATCTCGAAGTCGAGGTCCGCGTCGATCGCCTTGAGCTGGGCGTCGAAGGCATCCTGCTCGGCCTTCTCGCCGTCGGTCAAGTCCCGGTCTTCCTTCTTGGCGGCGGCGCGGGCCGCGAGGAGGGCCGCGTTGGCCTTCTTCTTGACCTCTTCGCGCTTCGCGCGCAGCTCGTGAATCCTTGCGGCCATCGCAAACCTCCTGGGTTGCCGGAAACGCAAAAAGCGCGTGAGGCCGGCAACAGAGAAAACTGCTCTCGGTTGCTGGCTCGCTCACGCGCTCTCGTCGGAGGTCGCGGGTTGCGAGCACCCGATGCCAGGCCCTGCGGCGGGCACCGGGGGTCGTCTAACGAGGAGAGGCTACAAGAGGCCCGGAGGCCCTGTCAAGAACTTTCTACAAGGGGTAGTGGGTCCCTACCGGCGGGCCCGCATCCTGGCCTCGTCCTCGGCATCGAGTGCGGACGTGGAGCGGCCCTTCCCGCCGAGCTTGGAGGCCCGGGCGATCGCGTCGTCCAGGGTCCCCACCTTGTCCGCCAGGCCCAGCTCGACGGCCGCAGGGGCCCCGTAGATCCTGGCCTGCCACTTCCCCTGGATCGTCTTTGCCGGGACCTTCCGGCCCTTCGACACCGCCCCCACGAACATGGCGTAGTAGCGATCGACGTCCGCCTGCATCTCGGCCTTGGCGTCCTCGCTCAGGGGTTCGAAGGGGTTGCCGTCGACCTTCCCCTCGCCGGCGTAGACGAGGGTGACCTTGACCCCGAACTGGTCGTAGGCGACGGACCAGTCCTCGTGCGCGTTCCAGACGCCGATCGATCCGGCCTCGCCCGAGGGCGTGACGAAGATCTCGTCGGCCTGGGCCCCGATGTAGTAGGCGGCGGAGCACATCTGGCAGCTCGCGACGGCGATGATCGGCTTCGTGCCGCGCGCGCCCCGGACGATCATGGCCAGCTCCTCGACCCAGCTGACCTCCCCGCCGGGCGAGTCGATGAGCAGCACGATCGCCTGCACGCCGGCGGCCGCCACCGCGTCCTTGAATGCCTGGGCGTATTCCTCCATCGAGGAGCCGTACCACGAGCCCCGCTGCGTCAGGAGACCCATCAAGGGCAGGACCGCGATCCCCGCGGCCTGGCGTGACTCGTAAGCCCCACCCGCCCGGCCCGCGGCCGGGGCAGCCATCCCGGCCGCCTGCAGCTCGGCGACCGATGGGCCGACGCCCTTGCTGTAGGCGGCCAGGGCCCGGAGGGCCTCCGGGCGCGCGTACCAGTTGCGAACGCTCAGGATCCTCGCGAGCTCGTACCTCATGCCGCCTCCTCAAGTACCAGGGACACCAGGGCGGGAACGTGCTCGGCCTCCCACGCTTCCACCTCGAGGCCGCCGACGAGCGCAGCCACGCCCGCCAGGGCGGCGGTCCTCTGCGAGTCGCAGTAGGCCAGGGCTCGGGCCCTGGACACGCCCAGGGCCTCCACCACGAAGTCCACGTGGTCGGCGTAGAACTCGGCGAGCCAGGCCTTCCAGGCCTTGGGATCGCCCGCCAGACGATGCGCGGCGCCGCGGCGGGCTTCGGTCCCCACGATCGCCCCGAGCTCGCGCCGCAGGATCCGAACCGCGGCCGCCTTGGCGACGGCCCGGGCCCGCTCCTCGAGGTGAGCGACCCGAGCGAGGGCGGCCGCGGCGGGGCGCTGCGACGGCCGCACGGCCTCCTTGCCCTGCTTGGCTCCGCCGTCCGCCTCCTCGAGGGCGCCGTCGCCGGCGCCGCCCATGGCCAGGGGCTCTAAGAAGACGTCGAGCTCGGGCCCGGAGGGGTTGTAGTTCTCCTCGACCCTGACCTCGTTGCGGGTCTTCCAGCCCGTGTTCACGGCCGACTGGTGCGCCGCGTACCGGGTCTTGATGTCCCCGCGGAGGAGGCCCTCGAGGACGAAGGCCGCGAAGTAGTTCTCGGCGTCGGTGACGACGCTCATGTTCAGGCAGGCCGAGATGTTCTCGGTCCAGGGCTGGACGGTGTAGGTCACGAAGGAGAGGAAGAACTGCTCGGCGCTGGCGTAGGTCGCGGTCTTGTCGGCGTACCCGCACAGGACCCCGGGCACTCCGATGAAGCGGAGCAGCTCCTCGACCTCGAAGGTCCGGGACTCGAGCCACTGGGAGTCCGAGTGGTTGATCGAGACGGCGTCGAACTTGATCCCGCCCTCGAGGAGGGGCACGGCCCCGAGGCTGCTCTTGCCGTAGGTGTCGTTCCACGACTTCTCCGAGGCCGCGCGCGCTTCGTCGTCCAGGGTCCCCGGCGCCGTCAGGATGCCGCTCGGCCGCGCGCTGTTCTTCATGAACATCGCGCCGTGCCGCTCGGCCGAGAGGGAAAGGCCGATCGCGTTCTTGGCGAACTCGGCCAGGGGGATGCCCTGCTTGCCGTCCAGGGAGAACCCGGGGATGTGGAGGACGTCGTCCTGGATCAGCCGCCGCTCGGGCCCGAGGCCCGTCTTCGTGAGGTCCCGGGTGACGTAGAGGAGCTTCCCGTTGGTGAGCTGGTCGGCCACCCGCGTGGTCTTGGGGTTCAAGGGGACGATCTGGCCGGGGCCCCCGGGGCCCGGGAGGACCTGGTGGAAGGCGTTGCCCCAGAGGACGGCCCTGGTCATCATCAGCTGGCGCCAGCTCCACGACGTCTGCCAGGCGTTCGGCTTGTCGTGGAGCTGCCGGTACATCGGATGCTCCGGGGCCCGCTCCTTGCCGCCGTTGGGCAGCCGGCGATAGATCACCAGGGGGATCGAGGCGATCGCGTGGGCGAGCACGTTGACGGCCCTGTAGACGACCGCGCAGCGGAGGGCGTCCTCAGGGAGGACCGGGTCCCCCGTGGCCGAGAGCAGGGGCCCGTCGTCGTCGTCGCGCGCGGCGAGCCAGGCCGCGACGTATTCGGACCTGGTGGCCCGCGGCCGGCGGGCGGGTGCCGAGGCAAGACCCGAGAGCAACATCAGCTCCTCCTGAACTCGCCGACGAGATAGAAGGCCGTGCCGGGCGCGCCGGCGGCGATGAGGGCCCAGGCCCAGCCGGCGATACCCCAGACGCCGGTGACGACCAGGCCGACGCATGCGAAGCCGACTAGGTCCTGCGCGTGCTTGCTGAACCAGGCACGCAGGGCCTCACGCCGGGCCTGCGACTGCGCCAAGTCCTGCGGCGTCGCTGGCGTCACCAGGGGCGGCATCATGCCCGGGCCCCGAAGACTGAGATCCGCGGCCGCGCGGGCGGCTCCCCCGCCATCAGGCCCTTGATCCCCATGAGGGTCGCGACTTGACCGTCAATCTTCTTGTGGCCCTTCTTGGGCCGCACGGGGCGGATCCGGCCGGCGTCGTCCCGCTTGACCACCACATTCTCGACGCAGAAGCGCAGGAGCGGGTTGACCTCGTGGGGCACGTGCCGCGCCTTCACGAGGCCCTCGAAGACCTGGCAGGGCTCGTTCATGTGGGAGTAATTCTGGAGGACCTCGAAGGTGGTCAGCCCCGCCTTGTCCCGCAGCTTGCCGGCGATGTCCGTCGCGAAGGCCGGATCGTAGCCGACCTTGCCCTGCTTCAGCATGGGGAACCGCGGCACGATCTTCGTCGTGATGTCCCGGTAGACCCTCTCGTAGTCGATGGTGGCTCCCTCCGTGATCGTCAGGTGGCCGGCCTGGGCCCAGGCCCGGTAAGACGAGATGCCGTCCTTCTCGCGCTCCCGAACCGTCTCCTCGGGCAGCCAGAAGAACGCGAACGGGATGACCTCGAAGTTGAGGGAGATCTCCCGGAACTCCTCCGTAGGCTCGCCCTCGGGCGTCTCCCCGACGATCGCGACCTTGAGGGCCGGGGCTTTGGTAGGGCGACGCAGGGTGACCACGAAGGAGAAGAGGTCGATCTTCTGGGCGCAGTCCAGGCCCGCAGCCGCCTCGAGCTTCCCCAGCGCCGCGGCGAGCTCGAGGTCCGTGGTGTCGATGATGGGGTTGTCGTCCCACCACTCGATCGGGATCCAGGCCTCGGCCTGGCCGGTCCAGCGGTTCAGGTTGAAGCGGAGGAAGTCGTTCCGCTTCCGGGGTTCCTCGCTGGCGGCGCGCGCCTCGGCCGCGAACATGCTGGGGTTGATGGTCACCCCGAAGGCGGGGTTGACCCGATGCCACACGGCCTCCTGGGTCCAGTCCTCCTTGGCGTCGGCCTCGAAGACGACGGGTAGATAGGACTCGTCCGCGCTCGTGCCGTCGAGGACCCGCTTGGCGTGCTCATACTCCTCGTAGGCAATCCCCTCGTCGTCGTCGCCGGCGTGGGTGAAGATCAAGAACAGCGGCTGGCGGCGCTTCACCAGCGATTTCCGCATGGCCTCGAAGAGGTCACGATTCGGCTGGTTGTGGAGCTCGTCGAAGATCACGCCATGCGGGCGGTTGCCGTGGGCGCCGCCGGCGTCGCTGGCGATGACCTTGTAGAAGCTCCTCGAGCTCGTGACGTAGATGGAGTCCCGGAGGACCTGGCAGAGCTCGAGGAGGTCGGCCGACTTCTCGACCATGATCTTCGCGGATTCGTGGACGATCTTGGCCTGGTCCTTGTCGCCGGCGATCGCGTACACCTCGGCCGCGGGCTCCTCGTCGCACAGGGTGAGGAAGAGGCCCAGGCCCGACCCGAGCGGGCTCTTGCCGTTGCCCTTCGGGAGGAAGCCGAACAGGAACCGGAAGCGCCGGGTATCGTCGATGACCCGCTTCCAGCCGAAGAGCGGCCGCACGATGAGGGCCCTCTGGTAGTCCAGGAGCTCGAAGGCGCGGTCCGCGAACTCACCGATGTGGTGGGTCAGGAAGGTGGGGAAGAAGTCGCACGCCTTGTCCGCTGCCTCGACGTCGAAGTAGTAGCGGCCGTCCGGACTCTCCCATCGCTTCCGGTCCTTCGACCAGGTCGCGGGGATCGCGATCGTGACCCCGGGCCACCGCTCGTGCGGCGGCGGGCCCTCCCCCCACCATGCCGCGGCGGCTGCAGCTGGTGCCCGGCGGCGCTTCGGCCGCGGCTTAGGAGCGACCGCCGCGGATGGCATGGAGTCCCCCGCCGAAGAAGCGCTCGTGCTTGGGCTTCTCGACCGGCGGCTTCGTGACCGTCTTCACCCGCGACCGCGCGACCGAGGTCATCCCGAGCTCGGCGGCCAGGCGGAGGAACAGGCTGTTGAGCTGGATGAGCAGGCGCATGGCCTGGTCGTTCCCCATCTTCGCCCGCTTCTCGTAGTCCTCGATGTCGCTCGCGGTCTTGCACAGCCGGACGAAGACCGGGACGTCGGTGGCCCGGAGCTGCCCCGAGGCCTTCATCGCCTCCGCGTGGTCGCGCCACAAGCGGAAGCCGGCGCCGCGCAGGTCCTTGGGGGCCTGGAGGGTCGCCGGCGGCGGGACGTCAGGCTGGTCGTAGTTGACCCGTGAGGGCCTGGTCTCGCCCTTGGCCAGCTTCTCTTCGGTCGTGCTCGGCTTGCGACCCCTCACGGCCGACCCAGGCCTTCCAGGACCCCCTTTTCGGGGCCCCCCCGAGTTCTGGAATTCTGTCCGCGTGTGCGCGAAGCTGCCCCGGCGGTCGGTAGGCTTTGAGCTCTAGAGAT